AATGGAGAAAATCCAGTAACATCTGGAAATGATTGTGGTGATTTAACAAAATTAGATGCAAAGAAAAAGGCAGATAATGCACCAGAAGGTGCACCGGATAATGTTGCAGGTGCAGATCCATTACCTCCCCCAAAAAATGCAGCACCACTTAGTTCAGACAGTAAATATAACCATAGAAATTATTTAATACCATTGAAAGATAACCAACCAATGTCTCTTGCAGATTTGGTTAAAAAAGAAAATAAATATCACAAAAGATATTGGGCATGGAGACCAGATGAAGGTAGAGGATTTGGAAATAAAAAATTTGAATATACAGTTACATCTGATACTGGTATTAGTTTAATGGCAGGACTTGTACCATATTGGCCACCACCAAAAGATGCAAATGATAATACAACTACTCCTACTATAAATGGTGAATGGAGTAATTTGATAAAAAATCAAAAAACTATTGAATCTTTTTTAGATATACCCATATTGTTAAACGCATATGATGTTGGTGTTTACAACAATGATATAGAATATGTTTTTGAAGCGGGAAATGAATTACATATGACATTGATTAACAGTTCATTGGTTAGAAATAAGGGATCACAACTTGCAATAGGCCAATCTGATAATACTGATATTGTTGAGGGTAGTAAAAAGGATTCAAGTTGGAGACATTGGCCAAAATGGTCTGGTATATGGGTCAATCACTGTCTTAAAAAATCCGGATATTCATTACAATCAAACATCGAAGGCAATATAGATGATTACCACATAGAAATTCTTAAAAAAGATAAATTATTAAATTATCCTGGAAATAAAGAATGGAAATGGAAAGAACTTTTGGCAAAAGGAAAACAAGATTTAGTTTTCAAACCAAGTAAAATTTGGTTGGATCCAGAAAATCTAAATTCAGACGAATTATTGAAAGATACAGGTGAAATTGCAATTTTAATTCCAGATTTTCATTTTACAAAACAAGGTCAAATAACTCCAAAAGGAGAAAAACTTTTGGAAAAATTGATTAAATTGAATTGGAAACTTGGGGTAATATCAGCAGTAAAACACCACACAGTTCAATCTAACCAAATATATGCTGAGGTTTTAGTATTTTTGGATAAATTTGGAAAACTTGTAACTATTGGTGGAAACACTACACCAAAAGGAGCAGATTCTTCCGTTTCACAAGGTCATCATATTGCAGTAAAAGATATTACATTAAAAGATTTTGCACAAATATCAAATGATACATGGGTAAATGGTGCAATTTTTATATCAAATGTTAAAAGTGCTCCAGATGGGCACCGAGAAGGTGGTTTGGATTCAAAAATATATGTAAGTTCTATTTTCAAAGATTATTATGATAGAATAGATAAAGAACCGGGAAAATTAACAAGCAGAATGTATGATGTATTACAACCATATATGTCACTCAAACCTGCAAAACCAGTTGAAGCAACAAAACCCATTGATTCAGCCACTGGATTTCCAGAACCAAATATACAAGAACAATTTACAGAAAAAAATCCTCCGGGAGATAATGGTGAATACGTTTCAATATCACCGGAACAAGGCGTTGCAAAAGGAATGCTTATTAAAATTCCGAAAGAATACTTAATGAGTGGCAGATCAACTGGAAAAGATTACCTACGAACCGCGGCCGGAAAAAGGTGGATGGCAATGCAAGACGCTATGAAAGCTCAGGGATTTTCAACTACTGCAACCGATTCTCAAATGAGAATAGGCGCTAGCGATTTGTTAAGAGATGCTTCCGATCAAGTACGAATTTGGATTAAACCTGGAAAAGGTAGACCAACCGGAAATTTAATACAACCTGGACCAGGACCTTTTCCACAAGTTCAATTTTATGATTCTTGGGGAAATAATGCATTCGTTGGAACCCCGCCCGGTATTCAATGGAGTGATGCAACATCAGATTTTCCAAATAAAAAGGGGAAAGGTAGCAGAACATATGGATCTTGGCATATGTGGGGTCGTGCTGTTGATATGGCAGCAACAGGAACACCAACTGCTGCAAAAGGAGAAACTGATGTTAATTATTTCAAGAGAGCTGCAACAAAAGCTCAAAAATGGGTAACAACATATGGATACAAATGGGGATGGTACCCGTATAATAAAGAAGTTTGGCACGTTTATGATAATAACACACAAAAGGCAGGTGGACTAAAAGGTATAAACTTGTTATAGCGATAATTATATTGTATAAACAATTAACATTTAATAAGGTGATATAATGAACAGTAATGGTTTTTTCAAAAAAATTAGAGAAATTATTCGTGAAGAAATTGAAATTGCTTTGGAAAAAAAAGTAACTAAAAAAGAAGTAAATAAATCGTCACAAAAGCGTACACTTGAACATGGTATGTCTCTTTATGCTGAGGCACAAAAAACTTCAAAAAAATCAGTTGCACCAAAATCAAATTTTAATTCAATTCAAGATATTTTAGATGAAACCAGAAGAACTCTTAATGAAAGTTCAGACATGGAAAGTGAATTTAGATTTACTGCTGATATGGCAGAAGGATTTGGATATGAAAGGGGTAACACACCAATACCACAAGGATATTCACAACAAGAAATTCCAAACGAAGTCATGTCTGCATTAACAAGAGATTATTCTGCTCTTATGAAAAAAATTGACGAAAAGAAAGGGAGATAATAAATGTCATTTTACCGTAGAAAGAGAGAAGTTGTAAATACAGTAGTTCCTACATTAAAATATGCAAAACCTATTGGTATTACTATTCCATTTAACAATCCAAATGGTATATTCAACCAAAGTTTTACTAATGTAAGACAAGTTCTTTCTAATCTTAAAAATTTGTTATTAACTGCTCGTGGAGAACGATATATGTTGCCAACCTTTGGTACAGATATTAAAACAGTTCTTTTCGAGAATATAACAAGTGAAGAAGATTTTACAAATCGGTTAAATGGGGAGATTGAGTCTGCAATACAAGAATGGATGCCTTACCTTATTATACAAGAACTTGAAACCATAATACCAAGTGAACAAGAACAAGTTGTTGAAAAGGAACATTCCGTTGAAGTTAAACTTTCTGTAAAAATAAGTGGAACCAACATATATTTGCCCATTCAGATATTTATAGATGATACTGGAAATTTAGAAATTAAATCGTCAATAAATACATAACAGAGGCAGTTACAAATGGCTGATTTGGTAAAAAAAGATATTCGTTATTTATCAAGAGATTTTTCTTCGTTGAAACAAAATCTCATTGATTTCACTAAAAATTATTTTCCAAATACATATCAAGATTTCAATGAGGCATCTCCTGGAATGATGTTTTTGGAGATGGCTGCTTATGTTGGTGATGTTTTATCATACTATACTGATGTTACATTACAAGAGTCAATGATATTACATTCTACGGAAAGAACAAATATATTGAACATTGCACAATCACTTGGGTATAAACCAAAAAATAGAATTGCAGCAAATGTTGTTCTTGATGTTTTTCAGATAGTCCCCGCAAAAACAGATACCAATAATAATATAGTTCCAGATTATGCATATGCATTTGGTATAGAACCTGGAATGGTAGTTGGTACAACCGGTGGTGGATTTAATACAATTGAATTTAGAACAGTTGATTATGTTGATTTTAAGTTTAGTAGTAAAAATGATCCAACCGAAGTAACTCCATTTGAAGTAGATGGTAACGGTGAAGTTTTATTTTGGTTGTTGAAAAAATCTGTAAGAGCAGTTTCGGGAACAATAAAAACTGTACAATATGAATTTACAGATCCAAAACCATATGATAAGGTTGTTCTTCAAGATTTGGACATGATAGAAATTTTATATGCAATTGACTCTGATGGTAATGTTTGGCATCATGTTCCATTTCTTGCACAAGATACTATATTTGATCCAGTGTTGAACATTTCCAGAAATGACAAATCAATGACAAAGTATAGAGAAGAAACTCCATATTTGTTAAAATTAAAAAAAGTTGCAAGAAGATTTACTACAAGAACTGTTGATTTGGGTTCATATGAAATACAATTTGGTGCGGGTGTATCTGATTTAGATGATGAATTGTTAATACCAAATCCAGATTTAGTTGGTTCATCTTTAACAGGTTTAGAGGCAAATACTTCTATTGATATTGATCCATCAAACTTTTTATACACAAAAACATACGGTCTTGCACCTCACAATACAACATTAACGATTTACTACACAACCGGTAGAGGTATTGAAGATAATGTACAGAGTGATGTTCTAACTAGAATAACAAATAGAACTATATTACTCGATGAAAGTGGACTAGATAGTGTATTGTATAGTCAAGTAGTTTCAAGTCTTGCGGTTACAAATCCAGAACCTGCAACAGGTGGTAAAACTGCAGAAGGTATAAATGAAATTCGTCAAAATGCACTGGCATCATTTGCTTCACAAAACAGAGCGGTCACAAAAGAAGATTACATCATTCGTGCATATAGTCTTCCTGCAAAATATGGTTCTATTGCTAAGGCATATATTACAAAAGATACACAGTTAATATCTGAGGCGATTTTTAATAGTGAAAGAGTACAAAATGATTTGGCCTTAAACTTTTATGTTCTTGGGTATAATGCAGATCAACACTTAACTACTGTAAATGATGCAACAAAAGAAAATTTGAAAACATATCTAAATCATTATAGAATACTTACAGACGCTGTAAATATCCGTGATGCATACATAATAAACATTGGTATAGAATTTGACATAATTATATTTCCAGATCAAAATAGTAACCAGGTAATTTTAAGATGTATAAACAGATTAAAACAATACTTTGATACCAAACGTTGGCAAATAAATCAACCAATAGTAATCAGTAATGTTTACACAGAATTAGATAAAGTAGAGGGTGTTCAAACGGTTGTTGATCTAAAAATAACAAATCTTTATGATCAAACACTCGGATATTCTCAACACGCATACGATATACCACAGGCAACAAAAGATGGTATCATATTTCCATCTTTGGATCCTTCTATTTTTGAAATAAAATATCCCGATAATGATATTATTGGTAAAGTGAGGGCATTTGGATGATATATTCGATATATGCTGAAAAGGATGCAACCATTTATGAGAGAACAGAGACAAAAAATTCTGGTCTTGATTCATTATTAGAATTATCACATGAATTGGTTGGAACATCATCAAGATACAATAGTAGAATACTGATAAAATTTGATGTTAGTCAAATAGAAGAAAGAATAACTGCTGGTAAAATTTCACCAAATGCAAAATACTATCTTTCATTAAGAACTGCGGATGTAAAAGAAATACCACAAGAATATACTGTTTATTCATATCCATTGAGTTCTTCATGGACAAATGGTACTGGAAGATTTTTTAACAATCCTATAACAACAGATGGTGTTTCTTGGAAATATAGAACATCAAAAACTGTTGGAACAGAATGGGATATACCACCAACACTTGCTAATTTAGAATGGGATGAGATTTCTGAATCATGGGTTGATTCTGATTTATTATTTGGTAGCAATTTATCCGTAAATGTTACATCTTCTTATTTTTCAAAAGAAGGTGGTGGAACTTGGTGGGATTATGACAATGTTGAATGTACACAATCATTTTCATTTCAAACATCAGATTTATACATGGATGTAACACAAATAGTAAGAAAATGGATTACTGGTTCTGGCAGATTTGAAAATGATGGATTTATATTAAAATTTAGCAATGATATTGAGAGTTCATTAGATACCCTTAACAGTTTGAAATTTTTTGGAACAGATAGTAATACAATTTATGTCCCAAGACTTCATGTTGTATGGGATGATTCTGTTTTTATTACAGGAAGTTTGAGTCCGATAACAGATGAGAATATGAATGTAAACTTAAAATTAAAAAAGTTTTATTCACAAGATGAACGTGCAAAAATAAAAATTCATGCTAATACAAAATATCCACAAAAAACATATACAACACAATCGTATTATACTGTAAATTATTATTTACCATCTTCATCGTATTATGAAGTGAGAGATGCACACACCGATGAAATAATACTACCTTTTGATTATACTGGATCTAAAATTAGTTGTGATGGAACAAGTAGTTATTTTAACTTATGGATGAACTCATTTCAACCAGAAAGATTTTATCGTATAGTTTTGAAAGTGGAAACAGATGGTGGCGATACTGTTCAAATTTTTGATAATAGTTATTACTTTAAGGTTACGAGATAATTATGTTATAAAGAGATCCTATAAATGGAAAGATAATAAGTTTTATTCCTCAAAGTGAAGTTCAAAACGA